CCCATCGGGTCACAAAGGAACAGGTCGGGCTTGATCTGGTAGAAAATCACTTATTTGTCGATAACGACATTGTAGTCGATCAGCTGACTTCAGCAGCGAACGTTGCGACCGGTGACACGCTCCGTGAAGCGATGTCGAAGATCTGGTACTGGATCCAGAAGATCATTAATGGTACGGCTGGATACGTCCCTCTGTCTGGATTCGGTAACATAGTTGGGCTTGATAACAATGAAGGTGTTGAGGCTCCCATATGGTTTAAAGACAGAGGAAATAACCAGCCGAACGGCATCGGCGGAGCAATGGCAGGGTCTGACGCATGGCGCATCATGGGAGCGGGAGACAAGAACGTTTATCCAAACGCTCAGGATAGCGCAAATTGTGGCTATCTTGAAATAGCAACATGTGACGATGGGAATGAGCCGATCATCTTCAGACAGTATAGCCTTGGCCCAGATCCGTATAAAAGTTTTTCCAATCTCATTCGCACCCTATATCTGCTTGACGATAAGGGCAACACCAGGTTACCCGGAGAGCTTCAGTTCTTCGGCGCTCCGCGCGGAATTAAATGGGCCACAAATACCAATCCGTCCGTAACCGGAAACACCATCGGCGATGGCGCATACATTGGCATTATCGATGCGACAAGCAGAAATGACCTTGAGATCGGTACAGCAGATGAAGGTGATGAACAGATCCTTGTCCGCCAGCGCAGAAACCTTGGAACGACAGGCGGGGGCATCGGCGGGCCTTGGACATCAATTCCGATTCTGCGGACAGCCATTCTTTTAAATACAGTCGGTAACACTGTCTTTCCCGGATCATGCACAGCAACATCACACCCAACATCTTCCGACCTTAAGAAGAAGGATGTTCACGGAGACGTGGATCTTCAGACGGCTGAAGCCTTGATCATGGGCTTGCAGCCGATTTTTTATAACTTCAAAGGAGACTGGAAGGAGAGCGCCGGATTCGGTGCGCAGGACGTTTACAAGCTGGTCCATGAGATCGGCTTGCATGATAACGGCATTTATCGTGCGGCCCTGAAACCGGATGAGGACGGAAACGCTGAAGGCATCGAGTACCACGATGCCGACATCGAAGCCCATGATGATGCAGACATCGAGTGGAACTTGAACTACACCGAGTTCATCCCGTATCTGGTGAAGGTTATCCAGGATCAGCAGAAACGCATCGAAGTACTTGAGGAGGAGATCAAATGCCTGCAGTAAAAATTACGAATAAGCCCGTGTCGACACCGGGCGATCAGACACATTTCCTTGTCACTCAGCCGGAGCTGCCTGAGGGCTATGCTCCGACCGGGCAGGAGACGGAGGAAGAGCTTGCGGAGCTGAAGGTGGAGTCCCTGCGAGAGATCGAAATGGACGATATGGTAAAGCTCTTCCAGGATAAATTCGCCTTCGATTCAGAACCGACAGCAGAGTCCGGCAAGCCGGTAACCTCTGCCGGGATCAAGACGACACTGGATGCCGTCGATGCCGAGATAGGTGAATTAAAGGAGAATTTAACCGAGATCAAGGGGCGTATCGACGATATCGAGGAAGCGGAAGGCTTGAAACGCTACGGCGTTTCCGGAATCGGACAGGCGGCAACCACGCTAACCCGGATCCTGGATTCCGTCGGAATGACTGCACAGGTCGGAACGGACGGAGATAATTCCGGGGTTGTGAACGATTTTGACAACGTAACACCTTTCAACCGCCGGAAATGCGTTGGGGAGTGGCAGCTGAAGGACGGCAGGCCCTTCTTCAAGGTGAACGCTTATCTGGGCGATGAGGATTATGCTGAAGACGGCTCCATGGGCGACTATGTGGCCGTGGAATGCCCCAGAGCCTACTACTCGATGGAGAACGGCGCGTTGATCATCTCGGCACACAAGTATCCGGGCTTCAGACCCTTTGATATCTTCTGCCGCAATCACGACGCAAGTGACACGATGCCCTTCTACTACAAGAACGCTTACGCCCTCGCACTGAAGGACGGGAAAGCCGTTTCTCTGCCCGGGCTGGACAATGCGGCGGGATCTTACGTGGAGCTGCTGGAGGCTGCGCGGACTTATAAGGACGGGATCCTGGGGAACTCAGCAATCCTGATGCCGGCCGCGTACAATTTCTACGAATGGGCGCTGTTCACCGTCGAATTTGCCACCACCAACTGCCAGAGCGTTATGCAGGGGTGCGCGGGACTCCAACATAATGCGAACGACATGGTAGATTTTATCGACGCGACGAAGGCTGTCACCAATAACTATTATGCTACCAGGATTTCGGGCGAATACATCGCAATCATCCCGGCCAATATCGACATAAACGACAAAAGATATCAGGCCACACACAAGATCACAGCTATCACAAGATGCGATGAAAATGGGGTTCCGGATGAAAGCGGAACACACCAGCTTCTGGAACTTGAAGATCTGGGCAAAGGTTACTGGGAGTACGATAACACTACATCTTACAGAATTGGCGCAAGGCCGTACAGGACGGGAGCCTGCAACGGAGTTTCTACGCCTTCCGGATCACCGGTAAGCAATCATGATTCGTATCACCCCTGCAAGTACAGGTGGCACGAAAATCCGTTTGGAAATCAGTTCAAAACAGCAGTGGATCTTTTTGTTGTAGGAGTCGGGACCAGTGACGATGACTGGACACTTGACTGGTATCTCCTGATTGACCCAGCGGGCTTTGCCACTAAGAACCCCGCAATCGCAGATCTGGAAACGGAAGATTTCATCAAGCTGGATGTGAGCACGGAGCACGAGAATTACAAAAACGGATACGTTAAATCAAAGAAGCATTCAAAGGTGTATCCGGACATTTGGATTCCGAACGAGACAGTGGGGGGTTCAGCAACAACCTACTTTGGGGATTACGCCTACCTCGTTTATTCCACCCTCGTCCGCTCTGTCCGTTTCGGTGGCAACTGGTGCTATGGGGCTTACGACGGCTTCTTGTTTGCGTTTGCGATTTATGCTCCGTCGTCCGGGTTCGCGCATTCTGGGGGCGACCTTTGCGTCGCTCAGTAAGGGGTGAATTCGCCGAAGGCGAAGAGGGGGCTTGTCCCCTTAAAAGGTAACTATCAATGATAATCACGATGGATCGGGGATGCAGCGCCTCCCTCGTTAATTCCACCCTCGTCCGCTCTGTCCGTTTCGGTGGCAACTGGAACAATGGGGCTTACGACGGCTTCTCGTATGCGAATGCGAATAATGCTCCGTCGAACGGGAACGCGAATTATGGGGGCGACCTTTATACATCCTTTCAGTAGAAACAGTGCCAATTACACCGCACTGATTCTCACACAGCTCTATCTCCGCAGTTCTGCGGGCATCTCCCCTTCCTCGGTTCCTTTTTGGAACTGAAATTATCCAAACTGAGGCGGCTTAGTAGGCACATGCCGAAAGGGCGCAGGATAAGCAAAGACTATGAAGCGTTTAAGTAATACCTATAAAAACGTTTGCGATATAAGTAATGCGGTGGGTGCTGTCTATGACGGCACCCGTTTCAAGCGTGGAAACAGGGAAGTACAGAAACTTCTCAAGGAAAACACCCACGAAATTGATTACGAGAAGGCGAAAGCCTATGCCGAGCCGATAGCTGAATCGCTGAAGAATAAGACTTGGAGGCATAAGCCACCGAGACACAGAACGCAGTTTTGCCGAAATTCGTCCAAGAAAAAGGGCAAATGGCGGGAGCTGTACATCCCGACACTGGAAGATCACACAGTGGCGCACATGCTGATCAATGCCAATCTCAAGGCGTTCACCAAGGGAATGCATCCGCATAGTTGCGGGAGTGTTCCGGGCCGGGGCATCAAGCATATCATCCGCCATGTGGCCAGATGGATGCAGCACGATAAGCAGTGCCGATACTTCGTGAAGTTGGATATCAGGAAGTTTTTCGATCACATCGACAGGGATATCCTGAAAACAAAGCTTGCCGAAAAGATCAAAGATAAGGACTCTCTGTGGGCGTTCTATCAGATCATCGATTCTGCGCCGGTTGCCTGCCCTGTTGGTTACTACACAAGTCCATGGTTCGCGAATCTTTATCTTGAAAAACTCGACTGGTTTATCAGTCAAAATCTGTATAAGGAGCGGCGCGGAAAGCGCATTAATTATGTTCGCCATTTCCTAAGATATACGGACGATATGCTTCTGATGGGAACATCGAAATCGGACTTGGAGAAAGCAGTCAGGGCAATTCAGAAAGAAGTTGCGAAGATCGGTCTTGAGATCAAGCCAACATGGGAGATCAAGAAGATCGGCAAGATGGAGAACGGCAAGCTGAAGCCTGGCACGTACTGGTGCGATATCGGCGGATACAAATTTTGCAAGGATTGCGTGATCCTTCGCGATGGAGTATTCCTGTCTTTTCGGCGCCTCGCTCGGCGAATTCATAAAAACGGCTATACGCCGCACAGCTGTCGGGCGATCATATCCAAGCTGGGATGGGCGAAGCACGCAAATTCAGTCAATCTCGTGGAGAATTACATTAAACCATATATCAATATCAAAGATGTACGGAGGTATATAAGCCATGTGGATTCACAGCGAGAACGGCGACGGTTTAAAGCCGCCGGTTAAAGAAAATTCTGGCGATTATGTGATCGTCAGACGAAACTTCAAAAAGGTTCCTGCATCCGAAGAAACCCCGGAGCATTGGGAGTACGAAGAGTGGCAGGCGACAAAAGAAGCCTATGATGTGTACAGTTCGATGATAGGCGCTATTGCAGCGCTTGTTTAAGGAGGGATAGACATGAGTACTTTTGAGCTTTACAAAGAAGTCATTTCGACTGGCAGTTATGTAGTGTCTGACATGGAAGAGCGTATCGAAACGGTATATGCTGCCGGAAAAATCACGGCGGCAGAGCGTGTAGAACTTCTGACTATGGCAGCGGAAAATGCGAGGGACGCAGTTCAGATCGATGTGGTCGCAAAACTCGCGGAACTCGAAGGACGCATCGCAAAGCTTGAAGCAAAAGGCGTGGTGGTCTGGACCGCAGGGCACGCCACGGCGAAGGGCGAGACCGTACTTTACGATGTGGACAAAGACGGCAAGCTTGATTACTGCCGATATGACGGCGGCAGGGCTTCAACCGCACTTTCTCCCGGAAAGATCAATGGCTGGGTTGTTCTGGACGCTGAGGGTGGACAGGTGATTGCCACCATCGAGAAGGATGATGAAGGGAAAATTATCATCGTGCCGATTGACGCGGCTGGAGCCGATGTCTGACGAGCAGATCGCGCGCCTGACCGTATCCGAGATCGCGGAGCTGATCAAGCGGCTGGCGGATGAGATGGAAATCAGGACGATGCAAAAGGTCGATTAAATGGATCTTTAAATCACCAAGGGGCGGCAGATGCCGTCCCTATTTTCATGACAAAAAAAGGAGAACCTGCCCCATGGAGAACTTAAAAGAAATCACTTTTACATCACGCTACTGGATCCTGCTGCTTCCGGCAATTCTGATGGCAGCGGACATCATCACGGGATGGCTGCAGGCCACTATTAACGAATCGTGGGACAGCACCAAGATGAGAAAGGGTCTGTTCCGTAAGTCGGCGGAGCTTCTGGTGATCTTTGTTGCGTATGCCATCGATGTTGCCATCAAGCTTCCGGTGGATATCCCTGCCTTTATCGCGGGATACATCGTGGTGATGGAGATCCTCTCTGTTTGTGAGAATTTGGATCAGGCGGGACTGCCTGTGCCGACATGGATCACCAGAAGGCTTGGAAAGG